CCCGCCGTCGTGTCCGCATAATTATCTTTTCCCGTTGTTCGGATAAAACCGCTATCATCAAGAGTGATGTTCCCTGCGGTAATAGTACCCATATCTGCATTGATTGCAGACAAGTCATCTACAGTAATTTTCGCGGCAGTCACGCTCCCTGTATAGATATCCCCGCCGTCTATCTTTGTTACGTCGCTTGAATGCTCCCACCCCTGCACCGCACCGGAAAGAGGTGGTTTTGAATAAACAGATGGCGTTTCAACCTCCCCGATTTGAGGTTCAAGCATAATACCGTCCCAATACATTGTAACGCCTGCACCACCATCATTATCGAGCCGTATATTAGCCTGGGTACTATCATCGGCGCTCAAATCAACAACGCCATACACTCTTTTCCATGTATCTGCTGAGGCATGGGTAGTATTGCTATTGTCGCCTTTAGCTCTATGGTGAACACCGTCGCTGGTTTTTAACCATAACTGTATAGCTTTTGCGGCGGCATCACATCTGACATATGCCGACAAGATCCACTTTTTATTAGGTGTAAGCTTAATATTATAGGTGGTATGAGTTACAGCCAAGAAAAGCCAATGATCATCATCGCTAGCCACCATCTTTAAAGAATTGCCACCGAAATAAGAAATTGATTCCTCTAACGACACAGTGCCTTTTCCGTAAGCCATTGTCGGCAAAGCATCTTCTTCAAACAAGGAATATCTTGGATGAGCATGGTTGACCTGATCCCCAACAGAAGACCCGTCCATAACAGTAATGGACCCCTTGATAACAAGCCCATCGGTAGTATTATATTTCAAATATCCTGTAGCATCGCTTCCTATGCCAATGCCATATAAATCAGAAGATACACCAAGAAAACCATTCAAGTTTCCAATTCGTACTCTTCCATTTAAGGTATCCCACGGTGCCCCGGCATGGTCAAAAATAGACATATGGGGAGCATTCGTCCCGCATGAAGTAAATAATATTCCCCCATCTCCTGAAGCTCCATAATCTACAACGGTAGAACCCTTCGGCCACGTAGGATCTGTAGCATAGTCTCCGCCCTTATCTCTGGTTACAGTATAAGATGGAGCATCATCAGCATTAGTTATTTCAAACCATTCATCATAGCTTGCAGATTTAATCCTTAAAAAATCGCCCACAGCGAAGGTTTCATTCCCTTCTATAGTGAGAGTAGTATCTGTGGCGCTTATGTCAGTGGTGAGCACGTCAGAGGGCAATAACAAGAGATTCCCGCCTATTGCGCTAATAGTATCTTTTTGAAAAACTGCTGTTCTGAAAATACCACGACAGTTAATATTTCCAACTTCAAGAAGATCCGGCGTTAACTTAAATCCGGATCCATGTGAGCCCGAAACATAATTCCCGCTCTCAATATTGATTTTGTAAACACCATCAGAATCTTTCCCCATGAAAAAGCCAGGCATACTTGAACTGTATGTTGTCTTCCCATTAAAAACCAACCTGTCTCCATCGAGATCAAAAAATGTTCTCGAATCGTGAGACTCTATTCTCCCTGTTCTAATAATGTTTCCGGTTATTCTTTCAATTCTGCTTTTAAAAGCCAAGCTCCTTCGAGAACCAAACATGGTCGGATCCAGTTTAGCTATATCTCTAAATCTTACTACTCTATCAAGCCCGCGTGGATCTCCGGTGGTGCCTTGGTAAACATCAAGAACTTTCTTTATAGGATCAAGAACCTTAACGAGATTATCAACATCAACTGTAGAAGAAGACGAATCCTCTTTAACTATGGGAAGAAAAGGACTCGTTCCGACTTCAGAAGAAGACGAAGGTACTTTTTTAGCTACAGGAGAAGACGAATCTCCTTGAATAATAGATTTTACTGACGGAATCTGCTCAAATGTTGTTAATCGGCTACTCATAATAATTCATCCATGGCCTGAGCTATTCTTGGATGTGTATAAATTTCATTGCCACCCTTGAATTCTATTTCCCATTCTGAACCAAGCCCTGAAGGTATTCTAAAGGCATCAGTAGTATTTAAAGCCCTTGTAAAAAATAAACTATCATCTTTATAAATATTTACCAAAGTAGAATTATATTTAAACGTATCGGCTGAAAGATTTGAAGAAAACGCACTTACTAAAGTCATGTTTGTCTCATCTGTTATTGAAGATATTTCTCGATATTCTTTCAGCGAATCGCTGTAAATGGCATATCCGGCTTTATAGGCCGTAAAATCCGTGCCGCTCCCGGCGACTGCTGTCGTTGTCGTTGTTATGGTTCCGTCTCCGGCAGTATCGCTCGAAAAATTACCATTAACCTTCATGCAGGAAAAGAAAGAATCGCTTCGCGTTGCAAAAACTTTTGATTTCCATTCATAAGTTAATCTTGTTTCGGCTCCTTCCCAATCTTTGATATAATAAGTTGAACCTGATTTAATGAGCAAATATAATGTATCGTCTTCAATATCTACATAACCACCATAAACTTCATACCCGGTAGTCAATTCAAACGTAGCATAATATTGGTTCTCGTTTTCAGGATTAATAATGAATCCTGTATTGCCTCCAGAGTAAAAAGCATAATATTTATTATCATAAAAAAAGGCTATTATGGTCTTATCATAAGCATTTGTTGTTGTGAGAATATCCGCCCACTGCTCTTTGGTAAATAGATTTTTGGTTAATAAAGAAATACCATTCCCACTAACTACACAAAGGCCATCAGGCGAGGGATATAAAACATAACTAGGCCCGCTGACCATTGCTCTTGAAAACAAACATGATTGCTGATACGGAAGTTTCTCGATAGAAACAGATAAAGGATCATACCCATTTATAAGATATGGATACCCTTCGGTCCCTACAACAATGGTGGTATCATAATATCCAATACTTTTTATATCAAAATGAGTTTTTAAAAGGTATTCATCAGGGAAGCCATAGTGGATATAAGGTTCGGAAAGATATATTTCTTTATCTCTGTAGGCCGCCACTACTCCATTAGGAAGAGCCAATAATCCCTTTAGGTCTGCCGGTGGTTCAATATAAATATCACAAGTAATTACTTCGCCAAGCAAACTTGCCCCTGTCAATTCATCATCGCCATCTTTATCATCCCATATATCACTGTTTGCGACAATCTCAGCCCATGTAATATAGTCAGCAGAAGCTCCTGTATGTATCTCAGAGACAAACTGATAATCTGTGTCGTTGCTGCTTGTTGATGTCCTGTAAATACGCATTCCTGAAATATTGTATCCTGCTGGCGGTTCTGTAAAATTACCAAGTTCTACATATTGGTCGCCCTCCACATCTACAACATCTGACGGATCACACGGTTCCCCTTCATACCCCCAAGCACTGACATACGTATAAATATAACAGGTGGTATCTACGACATCCCCGTCTCCTGTCCCCCTGACTGTGGCTGTGATAGCTGCTTCAGGTTTTGGCATTCCAAGATAATAAGTAGTGTCCGGGGCACCATAACTATTGGCTCCGCTATCTGATGCTAAAGCGTAATTTGATTCTTTTCCTCGGACACCATCTGTATAAATAAATCTTCCGGCAGCACTATAAACGGGAACATTGACAAAGTTTGCTTCATAAATGGAAGTAGCCCAAAAAGTTGCTGCGCCCGACTTGACAGGAAAGATACTTCTCCACGCCGTTGTATTTAAAGTAGCTTCGGCACCAAGATCATAAAATGCCTTGAGAGTTCCACGTGATAAATCAGCATTATCAGTGGTTTGAGCATTTTCAATAGGCAGATCCCTTGTAGGAACTTTTGGCATTCTACCTTTAAAAAATGGAATTTCTATTATCATTCTAGTGGCTTGTCTGCCTCTTCTTTTTGCTCTCTTGCCATCAAACAATTTAAAAAAGATTCTCTGTGCATATTCATTCTGTTTGCGTTTTGCGTTATGGCAGCATCTTTGGCAAAGGCTCTGTATAAAACGTAATCGAGAAGAACCGGTCTATAGATATCAGGGACAAGGATAGTAGCATCAGCGGCTATTTCAGTAGGAGTTTTGTAATAAATCATTTCCACAAAACCGAAAGCAGCCGCTGGTTGTGGTGGAGAAACCAAAAAAATTGTCGGGAATTTCGGATCATACATATAATAATCTACCGTTGCTGAAGCAGTTTGGCTCGCCCAATCAGGGTCCATTGCATCAAGAACGGCTCTTTCTATCAGCTTGATTCTTTCCCCACATGTAGCTCCAGGAGATACCCCCATATTTCTTGTTATTGCAACAAGCTGTGTACCGCCGGTTGGAAGGTCTTGCTCAACTCCGGCAGCCAAAGTAACTGATTCTGAAACTGTATAGGCATCAGGCTTAAAAATGCAGATTGCCTTCATTCCATCATTGACAGCTTTCAGGTGTTCTGCCGCATCCCATCTATCGTTACTTTCATCTTGGAGTAATTCTTCGGCATCGTCAATTATATTTTGGGCGGTAGTAATTGACATCAGAAATTCCTCGTTTCATCATTCCAGTTAATGCCGGTTTTATTATGGTATGGTGCTTTCTTGTCTCTCACCATAGCGATTCTGTCTATCTCTTCGGCCATAAAAATAGAGGAAAGAGAAGTTCCGCCAGGCTGTTGTCTGGTTAAGAACCTTGTCCTCATGTATTCTGCAATTACATCATCAAACAATTCATAATATGGCATTGTATCTGTAAGAGCAGTTATTGCAGTGGGCTTCGCAAAATAGTCGCCGACTATCGTATAGTCAGAACCGGCTTGAGGGGTAATTTCAATTCTTGCCCCTTTTATCTGATAATATAGTGGAATACCAGCATTATCGTATGAGTGTTTTACTTGCTGATTCGGCAGGGGTAACAAGTGCCAGCTTTCGCCCGATAAATATGGATATTCAACTAACCCCCAGAAATCACTTGGGAGATCTCCATAAGAGGCATCTGAAGTTATGGTAATTTCATCTCCAGCACTGACAGCAGTGAGCGAGTCCGTTGAAATAAGAGTGAGTGTGCCCGCTGCGACTGTATCAATTTCAAACGGACCCGCGTTGTCTGTTTCATCTGTTGTTATGTGCATTCCGGCCTCGAAGCCGGTTGTCACAAATGCTTCGGCAACAGAAGTTATTGTGTCAGGATCACTGTCAACAAATGCGATATCTTCTGCTGTAAGGCTGACTGATTCCCATACACTTACAGAAAGTTCAGCCTGCAACAAAGATGATTGCAATACAAAAAGCCTCTTGGCTACTGATCTTATAGCCTCATTTAAAACAGGCAGTGCGTCGATTTGTGGGTCAATACAATGCCTTACACGCTCCAGTATATCTTTCGCTGTTGACATCTTTCCACCTTTAGAATCCTATTGCCATTACTTTGACGCCTGTCAGACTTGATAAATCAAACCCGTTCATACATTCGAGCGGTACCGTCTGAATCTCAGAAGGATGCCCACAAATCCATGCAGGGAAAGTATCATCATCGGTGTCGGCGTGCATTGTAAGAACAGGAACAATAGCCATAGTCGCACCAGGGGCAAAAGGATGTGAAGTCCAATGTCCTTCTCCTGCGGCTACAGTGTCAGAAACCGATGTGAAAAAGCATTTCTTCGTAGTCGATTCCATAGGAATGCCACCGCAAGTACAATACAAAAGCGGCCAGCCTGTGAAAGTAACGGTATCTAAAGAGTCTGTTATCTCGGCATTCGTAAACCGATCATATAAGAAATGACCAGCGCCCGGATCACGAATATAATTGAAATATATTATATCGCCGGACGTATCCACTGCATCGGTTTCATTGAAGCCTATTTCGCCATACGTTGTCGCTTTTCTGAAATCAACGACACATTCAGTTGCACCCGCACCTACTGTCGCATCGTCTTTTAAGGCCGACATTCTTGTGAGAGTTCCGCCGTTACTCCAGATAACACTCTGGAGAGCAACAAAATCTTCACCAAGTTTTACAATGTCAGGGGTACCTGTGGTAAAGGACATATCTGCATGACCGTAAGTTCTTGCTCCTGAAGTCATACACGCCTGTACCATATTGTCAGCGACTTCTTTCCATGCTTGGGTGATATAACTCACCTTGACTTCGGATACGCTGTCCCCAGCCAAAAAAGTCAAAGAGCATCTCTGCCCTCTTGTCAAAACACCGGTTGTCAAATTAAACCCCATATCTACTGCTACAAGTTTTGCAGTGGGGGTCAACCCGCCGGGGATAACGCCATAATCATCAGTGCCATCAGATACATATTCGATATGGGCCGCAGGATATTTTAAATATCCTACATTGCTCGTTACCGTAACTATTTCTTCATGTACGATGGGAGGTGCAGCGACAAAAGCCTTGAGTTTATTGTTTGTGTGATCGTATTCAAAGGTATAGCCATTTTTTGGTTCGGCTATCAACCTCTCAATAGTGTTAAGGCCGAATTGATTGGCAGTAAGCGACTCGCCTTCGAAGGCGTAAGAACTATCGAAGGCGACATCGGCCAGAACGGCAAACTTATTGCCAAACATAGAATTATCTATATTTGATACAGTTAGTGCCATTACATTCTCCTGTTAGTCGATTGTTAGCCAAATCGGTTTATATTCTCCGGCCACATTATCAGTAAGGATTACATACCCAATAGGTATTTCTGCGTAGTCAGTCTGAATATCAGCCGATCCATCGGTGGCGCCAGCAGTTTGAGTCGAACCGACAGCATCAGTGCCGTTAGCGAGGACACACCCAAGACCACCTGTTTGTGACCAGTAATAATGGCTGGCAGGCACAACGGTAATTGTAACTCCAGCAGGTCCGGTAGTCGTAGTAGCCTGAATAACAGTACCATACCATGGGTTCGGGATAAGAGATACTTTAGTCGCACTAGCGACCAAAGCAACCCTTACGGGATCGCATAGGGTAACAACGGTTGTTCCAGAAGCCGCGCAATACGTATTGGAATCAATGCGATAGCACTGCCCCTCGCCGGTACCATCATTGACCTGAAGATACCCGTCCTTGTATGAATCCGCCGTTACTGCCGTTGCGCCGACTGTAACCTGTACTTCTATATCACCTATGGCAACAGCAGCGGCAACAGACTTATTAATATGGTTTGCAGTTACCGTCGCCATTGATGTGGTTTTGCCACAAGCGATTTCAGTGCTGCTTGCCTTGGCATAACGGAATTTTCTGCCATCAGGTTCTACCCTGAGCATTCCGAGAATTTCCTTCTGAGTAGCATTAGTTTCGTAAAGCCCTTGCGAGAATCCAGTTGTTTTCATTTTATCATTACTCCTTTTTTAGATGATAGACTTAGGAAAGGTTGCTATGAGCTTTATGGGCTTTTCTGTTATTGCATACCCAGTTTCCATCCCATAATATCTTCATGGAACGGCCCATAACATCAGCACTTTGAAGGTTTGCCCATGGGGTCCTCACAAAATATCCTTTCTGATGAATGCCAAAACCAGCATGTCTGGAGTTTACTCCAAACAGATAACCGGAAGGGCAGTAATCATCGGCTGCAAGAATCATTCCCTCAAAAACAACATGAGTAAAACCGGCCTTGGCAGTTTCAGAATCAGTGGTGAAACGTTGCTGAACCTGAAGTATCGCCGAAATTTTGTTGAACAAAGTCTCAGTGGTGAAACCTGCATCCGGCTTACCATTAGGCCCATCGCTGATTTTGGCATCAGACCTGAGGGTTCTAATAACGTCAAGGGAAATGACTTCTTCTGTGGTGTTTGTCTTGCCTTCCCATGGAGTTGTTCCGTCATTTGCAGACAAATCGGCTTCTGCAATATCTCCATAAGTTACACTTGTGGTTTCTCCACACATTGCCCGCAAACCATTAACATGCTTGGAGGTGTCTGCGGCAGCCGAATAAAAATTATCCGCAATAAGTTTACGGCATGACTTCTGAGCGCCTTTCACTCTTTGTACGACCATCTGAACTTCAGCATATTCACCAACATTTTGCAGTTCATCGGTTCGATAAATGGTAGCATTACCATAATAATGTTTAATTCCAAACTTGGCCGCATTGATAGACTCTCTATCTGTGCTGTCAAGAGAATCAGAACGATCATATACTCCGCTGACCTGGCAGTCATACTCAAGCGGAATTCTGATATATCTTCCGCCCGGAGGACGTTCCCAAAGACCTTTTTTGAGATTCATGTAATAGTGCATTCCAAATGAATCATCAAAATAAATATCAGCGGCCATTTTATTATCCGCCATAAAATAATCATCAGTGATTGATTCAAGTTCCGTAAAAGTTAGTGCCATTTTATTTTATCCTTTTTTTATCCAAATTGTTTGTTTCGTCTATTGGCATGTCGCCTTGCTATAGAGGCTACAAGCCCTCCACGTTTCTTTGTATTTTTCAACTCTTCATTTGCCTTATCATCTCCTGATCCGAAAGATGTTCCGGGACTGGATCCAAGACCAACAGTTACTACGCCAGCTCGACGTTCTTTATTGATCCTGTCTCTCTCTTCCTTTCTTATCTTCGCTTCAAATGATTTCCTTCTTGATTCATGGGTCATTGCCATGTGTGCTGAAACAGCAGTTGGATAAGCAGGGTGCTCTTCCATAAACTTCTGAATTTCACCTTTTTCCCACATCTGAACGATTCCGGTACCATCTTCATTGTCAGGATTATCTGCAAGATATTTGTCAAAATCTTGCTGTTTTATCTTTTCTAAATATTCCTGTTTTCTCGCAATCTCCACTTCGCTAAGGGCAGATTTTGTGGCCCATCGTTTCAGATTTAAAGCATAACCCTTTGGATCTTCACTTTGCCAATCGAGAAGTTCGTCATTGCTCATCTTGGAGACATCAATAATCTTCTCACCATCAGGAGCCACATCCTCTTTGCTTAACTTTGATTCAAGCTCCTTTGCTTTTGCAATGGCTTCATTCTTCTCTCTGTTAAGCCGCTGAACTTCAAGTTCATATTCAGTAGGCTTCTTCTTTTCTTCCTGGCTGGCTTTGTCAGCCGCCTCTGTTTCTTCATCTTTTTCTTCAGGTTGGTCGTCTGTTTTTTTGCCGCGGCCACCTGTCGTTTCATCAATCCCACCGAAATCTTCTTCAGATTCGACGGTATCAATGAGATTATCAGAATTATCATCAAAATGTTCTGTATCAAGAAGAGATTTTTCTTCTTCTTTTCCAACATCTTTTCCACCGGGGTTGTCATCAACAGTTTGTTCAATTTTTTCTTCTACATTATCAGACATTTTACCCTCCCTCAAATTATTGAGATTGCTCTTCTTTCATATCTTTTTTTCAATAGATATTCCACAGCCTTTTCTGTGTTATCTTCTTTCCTTCGTTTTTCTCCATTCTCAAGCGGTCTTAACCCTTCACCTTTCATCCATAAGTTATAATTAGTCCTTGTAGGATTTTCTCTGAAAGCAACAACATGAGGCTTTGTTGAGTCTTTATCTACTACCTCAAGAACAGATCGTATCCATGGAGCATCTTCATTCGCCACGTTCACCGACCTGCTGGAAATTATTCTGTTTGCAAGATTCTTACAGCGCAAGCAAACAACCTTTGTCGTTTCTACAGATTCTATTCTTTCATCCCTGTATCCGCAGACAGGGCATTCATAATCATATAAAGGCATTATTCATTATTACTCTTTATCCCCTTTTCAGTGTGCCCTCCCTCAGATTCACTTTGCTTTCCCTCGTCAGGTTTTAAGCTACTTTTTACCATCCCGCTTATAACCTTTTTCCTCTCGATATTTAATTTCTCACGATCAAACTTTAATCCTTCCAGCTTAACCTGTTGTTCAACCTTTTCTGTTTCTATTTTTTGTTCAACCAATTCAGCATCTTTTTTAATCTTGCTGATTTCGGCCTGAACTTTATAATACTCTGCACGTTCTTTTTCAACCTTTGCACGCTCTGCAAGAATCTTGGCTTCTTTTTCTTCCTTCTCAAGTTCTCCCAGGTCATCTTCAGGCACACGCACAGCAGGCGGTTGTTCCCCGCCCTCTACCGCCGGCTGCCCCTCTTGGTCCTGCTGTTGCGGGAACATTATTTGCATAATACGATTCATAATTTCTTCAAACGGCAAGAACTCTCCCTTCTCCATACCACGCTTATAATTTTTATCATCAAGAATACCTAATGTCTTTAAATAATCACACAGCATTTTTGGAAAACCGAGTTCCTGCAATCGCATAACAAGAGTGCCAAATGGTCCCTGCTTCATTCTTGATATTATATTTTTTCTATTTGAGATATTGAGTTCATCAAGTAAAGCTTCCTGATCTATCGCCTTCATTTGAAAGAGGCTGATAGCTTCTTCTCTTTTTTGAACATTCGATACAGGCATTGTAGAACCTGTAACAACAGTAAGTTTTGCCGGAACCTGCAATTTTTCTGCTGTTATGGCCCTTGTTTTTTTGTCTCCATCTTCTTCATAAACAATCCAACGCTCAATATCTGTGTACCAATTCTGTGCGAGAGAGACAAAACATCTGCCACGTTCACGAATAAGAGATGAATACGCTCGAATTTTCCCCTTACGCATTGTAGATGCCTGCTCAATTAATGCAGAGATAGCTTTATAAGCAATGACCTGTCTCCCCGGAGTATTCGCATTCTCTAATTCAAAAGTACCAGCCACGGTAAAGAAAATTTCTTTAATCATGGACGCTACTGTGGCGAAATCATTTAAGTCACCATCAAATGTAAGATGCCTGATTGACTGCGCTTCCATGGCATTTGCAGGTCTTACGACCCCACTTACATTAGAAAATTCAGAATTATCAACTCCAGAAGTCATAGGGTTGATAATCTTAGACCTTGCTTTTTTGTCTTTCATTAAAATCATCTGAGAAAGACATTTATTGAATTCCATATTAAGCTGATCAAGCTGTTCAGAATCAGCTATTCCCCAAAAATTAGAAGTATCTCTTAAAGAGTTTCTTGCATAAAAAGGATATTGGTCATAAAGAAAACTGTTTCTCGCTTTTTCAAACTCAAGTTCCGGGTTAATAGAAGGGTTGGGATCATCCGATAAAACAATACTCCCTCCATTGCAAGTTATGATTCTACGAATATACCCAGGATATTTCGGTATTTTCTTTTTCGTTTCAAAAGAATCAGCGGAAGATTCAGCTTCCCTACCAAAGGCGCCATCTGCCATAGATTGATTTTTAATATTATTCACCTGTGGGACAGATTCATCTTCCGCTGGCTTGTTGATAATACTTAAAATTTCCTCATTCTTGTCTTGTGGATCTTCATAATCCACCATAGTATAATCTTTGGTCCAACATTCACAGACCAAAGCTACTTCTTCATCATCTTCATTTGCAAACTTAAAACTCAATAATTGTTTGACGCTGTTAGACAAAGTTATGAAGGCACCAAACATTTTTTTCTCTGTGTCGTGAGCGCCTCCACCAACTTCCCTTCTCTCATCTTCAATAAGATTATTAAACTCGGAATCAGGTTTTACTTTTTTGCCTGTCTCCGGCCATCTTCTTTTTATTTCCCGTACAGACATCGGGTAAAAATAGAATAACGCATCTGCTTTCTGAATCTCTCTTGGGCTTTTGAGATTAACCGGATAAACACCAAAATAAAGAGGATCTACAATAACAGTCTCTACTTCTCCAAGACCAAACTCAAGTTCCTGGTTGAACCTTACATGCTCAATCGTAATTCCATATAGTTCGCCCTGCAAAACACTGTCTTCAAATAATGCTTGCTGTTCCTGCTCCTGCCACCAATGCTCTGCTGTTCTCTGTATGAGATCGACACTCTCGCTTTGTTCAAAAGATAACTCTCCGATTTTTGCAACATTGAAAATAGGGTTGTTGTCGCAAAGTAAATTGACGTTCTTATTAAGGTGAGAATTTACAAGATTGGCAACGACATAGGGCAGGTCTTTATTCTTGTTCGCCCAATGATTGCTTCGCCTCAGATTATAATTACGCTTTATCTTTTCAGGCAAACCAAGTTCTTTTTTATCTTTAAGACTTTTCTCAAGTAAAGAAAATACTGTTTTACCTACATCTTTATGCCCCTCAGCAGGGATAATACTATGGTTTTCCATGAGTTCTCTTTTTTGATTCTCTTGTCTTGTGCGCTTTCAAAGCGGCCTCAGTCTTAAACTTTCTCTTGCACTTTTCACAAATAAAACCTTTGGGGACTTCTTCTTCTATCTCACAAACTATTGGAGTGATAGTATAATATCCCCCGGAAATACTTGTCATAACTCTATCATCTTGGAGAAATGGCCTTTTATTGCAAATGGGACAAGTCATATACTTATATTCTTTGCCATCAAGATGTGACGAAGACATCCCATCATAGGGCGGGAGAAACTGATTCCCATGTAAAGGAATCTTTAAGGAAGATAAATCTTTTACTCTCGCGATGAGAGAAAAACAAATTTCACAATAAATATCAACCATCTTTGGTTGTTTCCTTTCTTTCCACCTCTGGCTCTTCCATTGACGCAATGTATGGGTCTTTCTCATCTATGATACCACTTTTGAATCTATTACGTATTTTCGGCAACAAGTTTGTTTGCCCAACCCTGAAAGTGCCGAACCAAAAGCCGACAAGCAAAAAAACAAGATTACTCCCAACAATTCCCCATTCCATAATTGCTCCAATTAAACAGTATCGGCAAAATCTTTGACGACACTGTATTCATCACCAAAATCACTATACACATCTTCCATATATCCCCTGTGTATATCTTCCCTTATATCACGTTCATATTGGCTAGACAAGTCACCTTTTTCCAACATACGAATTCTCATTTCAGCAAGAGACTCAACCTTTACAGAATTTGCCTGCATCCCAATAGGACGTGCCATAAATATATGACAAGCTTCATCATATTGATGATCTTCACCTGTAGTATCAATATCTTCCACTTTTTTCTGATCAGACTGAAGACTTCCAACTGTGCGAATAAAATTGACACAGGTTGAATAAATTTGCACCATTGGCCTTGTGCCATCATCAGGAATTTTAAGTCTTTCACGGAACTGTCGTATTTTCAAATCTCTATTTGCATCACCTTTTGTCAAATAAAGACCGTGTTCTGCGAAAACTTCCGCAGTGCTTTTCCCTTGCCCGCCACCATTGTAATCAGGCTTCTTGCTGAAACAATCATGCCCTGCATATCTTACCTGCCTTTGATATTTTTCCACCTGTTGCGAATACTCTCTTTTCTTTATACCTACAGCAATCTTTGAATCTTCAAGCCGAAGACCTTTATTTATTTCTCCATTCCACCCATACCATTCATCAAAACGATACAGTCTTCCGTCAGCATCCAACCACCACCAGCCAACAGAAAATGGCGCGCCGAATCCCCAGTCAAAGGTCATATATACAGGTGCATTATCAGGGATAGGGATTGGTTCTATAATATGATTTTTATTGGAAAGCATAAAAGCCTGACCCATAAAGATGTCCCAATCACCATCCATATAAGCTGTGCGATAAGGCTCCGGCAAAGCATCAAGCCTGTGGATATACTCAGGGTCGGTTTCCATAAGAATCTTATTGTCTCCAAGTAATCCCGGAATATAACACCTTCTCATCCCGCCCTCTTTGTTTGGGGCCTTGCTTATTTTATACGGGACCAGATAATCAACCCATCTTTTTTTCACAAACTGATGACCAACCCCGCCTGGGTTACTTCCACAAACTATCCCTGGTATTTTATGTCTCCATTTTTTTGGAATTCTAAGAGCGCATCTAACACGGCTCCTAAGAAAATCATATTGAAATTCTGTGAAGGTCGTTAACTCATCTATAAGCAAGAGATGAATTTCCGCCCCCTGATATTGAAAAACATCAGCCTCATACTGACAATGGCAGAAATGGAGCATCGAACCATTATCAAACTCCCATCTCCTATCACGAGTTTTATAAGAACACACGTCTTCAGGAAAAAAAGTACGGGAAGGCAAAATATGGTTTTTCTCAAGCTCAGGGAATGTTCTACGGAATAAATATACCTGCAATCCGGGGACCCTAAGACACCATATCAACCCCTCCATTCTCAATGCGTGACTGTTATGAGTAACAATAAAATCATTTACTATATACAATCCGTTAGGATTTGACACAGTGATACAACGCATTTCTACCGGATCACCTGCCACAATTTGCGTTATCCGCTTATTTACACATCCTGTATTTACTCTTGTTCTTTCCTTTTTGCGCTTTAAGGTAAATAACTGTTCAGGATTTCTGTGCCTAATATGCAAGTTATATGCCTTATTACAGTAAATCTTTTCGCCATCATCATTTCTATAGAATGGTTCTTTTTCGGATATAGTCACAACAGATCCCAAAGACCGTAGGACAAAAGCTACATCTTCAGCTAATTTCGGACTTGTCGTGCAAAATGAAATATATCCGTTTTGGTCAACAGTGCCATCGGTGTCCATCAAGCCACATATAATTTCATATCGTTGGTCGATTGCCCCATATTTATAAAAATCAGGAATAAATTTTTCTGCTGCCTTACATCCATAAAGGTTTAATTCAGTAATTTTTTCGATATATTCAATACGTGACTTGCCTGTAAATGTATAGGCCAAAGCCTCAGTTTTTGACTTGTTGTGTATGCTATATTCAATCCCTAAAGAATCAAGCACTGTACTCATGTCATCTATGCTTGTAATAGAAATTTGTTTATGGCCTAAATGCCCATCCCCCAATAATACCCCAAGCAGATATGGGTCAACATCATGTTTCCACCACCGGCACTGACGATTAAACGGCACTGCCATATTCGTTTCGGTCAAAACATTAAATCCTTTATCAAGCCATGATTTAATAGTTTTTGTAGTGACAACTTCATTCTGCGCAAATGTTCTTTTATTTTTTATTTTGCGCGACCGTCCTGATTTATGTGCCTGCCAAAGATGTTCTTCACTGCAAACAGTGCTCGTTCCGTCACTGAAATATACATGCTGTGCCTGATGTGTGCTGACAGGATGCACCAATACAACCTTACCTACCGAACCATCAGGATTTGTAATTGCACAACCTTCAGTTAATTCACCAAGTTTTCGAAATCCAAATGGCGTAAGAACAGGAGTGTCAAGCGGCATCGCTTTTCCTGGGCCAGCTGAGCCGCCATATAGTATTTCATTCGCAGCACACTGATGGAGAAGCATCTGCTTAGGCTGTGGTGTGTAATCAATATCTACTGACACAAACTATCTTCTTCCTCTGAAGGCAATTCATCCGGCTCCGGTATCTGAGAATTGATATGAAAATCATGGCTATGTTTAAGTTTTAATTCAGGAACATGAAATATTTTTTCGGTAGAATCGACAGCGGTAGCCACTGTCTTATTGTCTTTTTCTCTATATTCGAGAACGGTTTCCTCTTCCCCCTTGAGGACAATACTATATCCTTTCGGTAAAGTTTGCCCTGCCGAAATTTTCCCTGCCACCTTAAAGATCTTTACAGCTTCAGCACCAAAAAGCTTTTTCCTTTCCTGAGCTACAAATTCAGGGGTTATCCCGACATCAACGAGAGAAAGCCTGTACGGAATTTTCATTGCCTCGATA